CTGTTCTAAACCAGTTGATTCATTAAGACTGGCTATACCAATACCAGCTACAGCCTGTTCTGGGTTAATGCCTAATTGATTGAACTTGGTTTCAACCATGGTTTCAAATTCTGGATCCTCCATCATCTCTGGAGGTAAAACTATTTCTCCTGGTCTTAAATGCGCAAGCATGGTGTCTTCGCCACCACCTGCTTGTGCTAACTGTTGAGCCATTTCACCCATGGGTGCCATAGACTGGACCTGCAATTTTTCTATCATAGATGCAAGACCCTCTCTTTCTTCGGGGTCATTAGATTTTTCAATCAACCCGCTAACAAAACTTATTGCGTCTGCTGCTGGGTTTTCGCTTGTAGGTGCTTGCATTTGCATGCCAACATCATCCGCATAAAAACCTTGGCCTGGAGAACCCAAACGACCTGCCATTGGATTTGTTTCTCGCATTAATTCCATTTCCCTATTAGAGATTCTGCGTGGAGCAGGGTTTGGGCCTTGTGTTAAACCACTTAGTCTTGTTTGTAAATCTTCGCTTATTGACATATCTATCCTATTGTTACTGTAACTGCACCTATGCTCATTGTAGCAGAAACTCCGGTCACATAAGTTTGGTGCTCATACAGGTTTCTAAATTCTGTTCCATCAAAAGCCTGGTGAACCTCTGTTGTAGTGTTAAATATAATCGAGCCTGTAGCGAATTGCAATTCGCCAAGCTCGGTATTTGTGTAGCCTTTTGTAACATCTAAGTCTGCTGCACCCAGGTTTATTTCTAAAATTCTTATTAAACGGTTGAAAGTATCGACAGTCACCTCTGGCCCTTGTGCTTGCGGCAGTCTTGTCGGTAGTAACTTAGCCATTATCTACGTCCAGATGGTTGTATGTCTAAGCGAGTGTCTCCCAACCTCCATTTAAAATCTTTTCTGTCTGGTTCACTGTTATCGTCATCGGATTCAAAGCGCAATACAAATTGCCTTGTCCTGGTTCTTAAACTTGAAAAAGTGCTTGATGTGCCTATCTGCGTGGTTGAATCGGTTGATAAAGACTGGCCATTAAAGTCTCTTCTTTTAACCACTACATTTACTGCGGGTGTCGGACTTGTGCCTGTTTCTGTTTGAAACAGTATGTCTGGGATTATTTTTTTAAGAAACACATAACTGTCGCCGTCCGTCATATCTATGTCGGCAGATTCTATAAATACATTGTCCATAGAACTGCTGTCATTATTAGCACCTTTTTCGTGTTCGTAAATATATTTAGTGTCGCTTGATTCACCCGCGGCCAGTGGCTTTTCATTAATACCAGAATTAAGCCAAGAGTATCTTTCTAGTGTTCCTATGCTCCAAGAGTTTTCTTCATAGTTATAAATTACATATCTGGAGATCTCATCCGTGTTATCTGTGTTGGATGGATAGAAAAACCATATTTCAGAAAACTCTTCGTTGAGGCCAGCAAAACATTTGAACGCCTGGCCAACATCTAAATCACCGAATACATAATCTTGCACCGAACAAGGCAGCTTTTTGACCGAGCCGTTATAAAAGTAAAAAGCATTTTTTGACATAAAGAAAACGCCGTTTGGGCCATTAGCAAATGCCTTGGGCCCAATGAGGCCAGCGCCTTCATTAATTAGGTTGACTGCAAAAGTAAGTGGTGGCCCGATAAACTGCATGCTGTATAAAGATGTGTCTGTCCAGATCAAAACCTCTTGCCTGGATTTAATGCCGCCGATAATTGTGGATCCACTTGATAAACGCAAAGAACCAGCAGAGTTGGTATTAAGTGGCTCAAACTCCAATTCGTTTTCTTGATCGCTAAATGCAATTAACATTGGATCTATGGCGCCAGTTCTTGAGCCGCCACTTAAAGGATCTGCGCCCAGGACAATTAAATGTCTGTCTGTTTCAGATGTAATAACTTGCAAAGCCTTGGTCGGCACTTTATTGGCGCCAGTGATACCAGATAGCTCTACGGCCCTTGTAGACACGCCATTACTTTCAAGCCATCTGTAAATACCACCATTGCGTGGGTTAATAATTAAGTTCTCACCATAGTTGTCGTGCGTCCACAATCTAAGCTGGTTGGTATCACTCAATGCTGTAGCAGCACCCCAGCCGCCTGCACCCCAGGTACCAACACCCCAACCGGTGCTATCAACGTATACATCTAGGCCAGAATTAATTTGATACACAGCATCGGTTGCAGATCCGCCGTTACCAGAGTCACTTGCGTTTGCTGTAATGATTGTGCCAGCAGTATTTTTAGCTGTTATTTCAAAAGTATTTGCACCTGTAACAAGATTAATTTGATATTCTTGATTTAAAACCGCCGCAGTAATTAAGCCGCCTAAAGATACTGCACTTGAAAAAGTAACAAAGTCACCATTGACAGCTCCATGTCCTGTTTCTGTAACCGTTATAGTTGAGGATCCATTGGTGGCCCCGAATGTAGTTGAATTTGTTGAGGATCTGCGAATCGGAGTAACATCATAATAAACGTTACCGTTTTCAATATAGTATTTGTTGGTTGTGCCTATGCCAAGATATTCAGTGCCGTCTAATGCAATCCAGGCATGCAAACCTCTGGGAGATCCAACAAGAGAGCTGGTTCTGTATTTTTCCCAGCCACCTATTTTTTCAACGCGGCCCTTTCTGAACCGAATAAAGTTACCGTCTACCCAACCACCTTCGTTTGAGTAGTCAGTCTCCTCTTTATTGATCCCTGGTTTAAAATTAACTTTGGTGAGTGGCATTTTTAAATTCTACCATAATAGAAATTTAATTAAGCCAATCTTATAATTGCACCTGTAGCTGTTGCGCCTGGGAAAACAATCGTAAAATCACCTGCGGTAGATGTCTTGTCGCCACCAAAATCAATAGCACAAACTGCTTTATCGCTGTTGGTGTCGTTATAAATCATGCACCCTCTAGCTGTCACAGTCGCATTGCTAAATGTTAAATCTGCAAAATCACAGATTGCAGTAGTTCCAGAGGCCACAGGAGTTACATTTGTCAAAGCGCTACCACCAGATGTGTAATTAGTCCCAGATGCTTGCCCGGTTGTGGTAAATGCTGTAGTGCCAGCACCCAAAGTTGCCGAAGACGTGTAGAGCGCTAATTTAAAAGAATTACCGCTGCTGTTAGTAAAGTTATGTGTTCCAACCAAAAGTTCTTGTTTGAAACTTGTGCATATTGCCGATGTAATTGCCATCTTATAGCTCCTTAATAATATCAGCCATGTCACTGTGACCTTGTTTTTTTAACAAATTTATTAGAGTTGTATTCTTAGACTCTATTGCATTTTTTATAGTATACAAGATTACATCATAAACTTGTTTTTGGAAAGCGAGAGCCTGCTGTTTTACATGCTCTGGTGCATTGTCTGAAATGTCGCAAATTTTCTTGGTTGCTTGTGCGGCCCAAAATTCTGGTGGGTGGCCACCATTCTCTGTGGCATGCACTGAAATTTGTCCTAGTTCAAATAGTCCGTCAACGTTCATCCTTTGTATGGCTCCGGCGGAGACACATCCTCGTTAATTTTTAATCCATGTTTTTCTAACTCTTTGTTTATTTCATCGTAAGGCCCAATAATAAACTTGCCTTCATGGGGTATTGCAACCAATGGTTTTTCTAGTCTATGAAAACCATAAAGTTTTTCTGTTGCTGGTACGTTTGAGTCCAGGACAGTAGATCTGCCACTCATACCTACCAATATGTCGTTTTCCATGCACTTGCTTATCCAGAACTCAACACACGCTCGGCCCGCCTCGGCAAAGTGCATGTTTTCTTTGTATGAAAAATCTATGCCAAATAGATCTATTCTGCCAACCTTGCTCCACAAAGCGTAAGCTATTGCATAAGCAACCGTGTTATTTAAGTAAGCGCATTTGGTAGCATTGCAAACCTCGTTAATTGGAAACATAACGGGGTTCTTTACTCTGTCGTCAAGCTCGCAGGTAAAAACCGGTACATCTGTGTTGCTAAGTAAACTTGTCATTACATTGGTTTGTAAACCAGCATCGGTACTATCAAAAAATCGGCTTGCTGGATCTAGCATAAATATTTTATCGCACGGGTAAGTTGCCCCGGCAGAGTTGATGCACCAGACCTCATCCCATTCGCGGCCATTTTGCAGGCCAATAGCAAAATCAACCTGGCTAATTCCAAGGCCAACAATTGCAATTTTTTTGCCTTCTAGGGATTGTTGGGGTATGTTTTGAGTTTCTTCTTTTGTTAATTCGATCACTAATTTACGCCGGTGCGTAATAAATCGTATCTATATTCGTCTCGTGTGCCACGACCTTCTGATAGAGTTTTCATTCTAGCTACCGCCTCCTTAAAGCGTCCCTCAAACTGGGCAACGACATCTAGCGGTTCCTTTAAGAAAACTGCGCCTTCTACTAACGTGCCGTACAACAATGCGTCTGGATAATCCGTAGACAAAAATGTTGTACCGCTGTCACTACCACTCGTTAAAGAGACTGGTTTATATAAATAATGTAATTCTACCGTATAGTCTGCATCTGGTACAGGCGCTACCTCAAAAGCCGTATCATCAAACAAAGTATAATATTTTGGTTGGCCCCTGGTCGTGCTAGTAGGAGCGTATTCTTTTACAAAAGACGAATGTTTAAAATCTAAATAGTCGTAAGTATCGCTGCTTATAACCGCAAGACTGAACGGTGCATAGAAATCTGTTGGCGTGGCCAAAAACCTATTATTAGTAGAAAGAGATCCCTGGACATTTTTTCTTTGTTTCGGCAGCTGAACAAGTTTAAATATTCTGTTTTCAGCCTCTTGGATAAAAGTTGGTAGCTGATTGGTAAAGGTCGTTTCAGAGACTTGCAGATAATCCTGGACCGCTGTTTTTAATGTTGAATATGTAAAACTCATGTTGTTGTTACCGTAACTGATCCTATATTAGCACTTATATCAAAAGTTGTAAGCTGAGATCCTAGTTTTCCATCGCCTACGTTTGTGTAAACCACAAAGAAACTATTGTCTGTGGGTTTTTCTGGCCTTGCATTTCTAATCGCCTGCGGATCTAGTGGTGCGGGCCGAGGCATAAGTTGTGGATGTTTAGGATCAAACTGGTCTGGGCCAACCAATAAGCCGTCCCAGGTTCTTTTCATATCTTTTAATTTGTAGCGAAAACCTGTTATGTCACAGATTCCATAAGCATATTTACCCGATGCAAAAGCCATTATGCGTTGTTATAACTGCGAATATCTGGAGATATTCTAAAAGAGGCCCTATCCTCATCCTGTGACAACGCTCTAGTGAACTCTTCTTCATACATGCTTTTTAGCATGGCAGTTCTTTCTGGTGCTCTTTTCATAGATATGTAATAAGCAAGGCCCGCAGTTAAACATGGATAAAAACGAAACGGCACTTCCATGGTATTTGTAGCTGAATCTGAGTCATCCATTCTGGTTAAAACATTCATAACCACAGTGTAAGTGCTCGACTTATCTGGTGCTGGCCAAACTGAAATTGTAGGTGTAATTTGTTTGTTTATAAAATATTGATTAGGCTTGCCCGTTGATGATTTATTAACAATGTGTGAGTATTCTGCTCTGCTTAACCTGGACATAGGCAGATCTGTGGTTTCTGAGCTTACTGTTTCGCGTATAAAGACGTCTAATACATCTATGGGTGCCGTACCATTGGTGCTATCAATGTTGTATTCTGTGGTGTCTTTAACCATGGTCACGGTTTTTTGTGCAATGGTCCACTGATTTAAACCTCTGTTGGCCCACTCTGCTAACATTAGGTTTAAACTTCTATTGGCGCTTTTAAGGTCATAACCTGTACGCAATTCTAAACCGCAACGCTCAAAAGCCTCTTCTATGTATTCAGCTACGTCTGGCTCAAAATTTTTACTGCTAGATGTTGCCATTAATCCTCCGTGTCGTTATACAAGTTATCAAAAACTCGATTTACGTCTAAGGTATAGTCTAAATCAGATTTAGAGTAATGTATATGAGCAGAAGGTCGGAAGTCGGGTGCACCCTCTCCATGAGTGAACCAAGCTGGATGTGTAACTCGGACACGATTATTAGGCAAAGCCACTATGTTTCCTGTCCATTCACCAGCATCTAAAAGCTCCATAACGTGACTTTGTTTGTGTTGTGCTGGATCATCCGCGATTTCGCTTTCGGTGTAGTCAACCGTGAACATGTATTTAGCTGGAAAAAACTCGCCGTCAATCTTTGCTATCCAGGGACAAGGCGTTGCCCTATCAATTACATAAACCGCATGATGATGGGATGAACAATCCCAGGGTTGTGCATCATGCACGGCCATAGGTTCTGGCCACTCTTCAAAAACCGTGTCACCGACTAAAGCTGTAATCGGCATCCTGGCCCACATAGCACCACCATGAACCGTATCTTCTGGTTCGCCATCTGGAGCTATGCCTGTGAAAATAACCTGGAAACTTAGACATCTACATGGCATTGATGTAACACCAACGGCCATCGCATGTAAAAACTCGCCATGATATGCCTCATGGTTATGAGTGTATTCTTTTCTTACCCAACACTTAAAGTAGGGGATATTTGAATGTAAGTACGCCACAATACTTTAATGTAAAACTATTTTCTGCCGTAAAGGCCCATGTTTTTCTTGCCATTCATTCTTTTTTTGCCGCCCATGGCACCACCTTTAGACATCATTTTGCCGCCTTTACGCATGCCTTTGGCCATCATTTTGCCGCCTTTTTTCATTTTTTGTGGCGCTTGCTTTTGCTTGAGTTGCGGTTGTTTTTTACTGCCAGCTTTTTTTGCAACGCTTTTCAAACCTTTTGTTAATTTACCACCTTTGGCATAACCTTTAGACTTCATCTTGCCGCCTTTTTTCATGCCTTTAGCTTTCATTTTACCCTTCATATTTACTCCTATGATCTGCCGAATAAACCCATATTCGACTTATTTGAAATTATACCGCCTTTTGCGGCAAATGTTTTAACATTTGTAGGCTTGCCACCTACCCCTTGTTTTTTAGCTCTTTTTCTGCTGACCGCAGATTTAATTTGTGATTTGCTCATCCTTGCAGCTTTTGCAGCCGGTACACATTTTGGGTATTTTCTTTTAGCGTCTGCTTTTTGTTTAGATCTGCCACACTTTGCAAAGCCACCGCCTTTTTTCTTAGATCCTATGTCAACCCAATCTTCTTTAAACCATTTGGTTAAGCTCATTTTTTCTTAGTCCTTCTTATGGCCTCTTTGCCACGTTTAAATACGTTTGCTATGCCTGTTTTGCCCATAACCTTGGCCCTTTGCTCACCAACCGTTAAAATTTGTATTTTTCTAGCGTAAGGTTTTTTTATTCTTTTTACCTTATTGACCGTGGCTGTTGCATCAGCCATAGTCTTAAATTTTATACTCACGGTGTCTTTTGGGTTCTCGTCAGTATATAAACGCCTGCCAGATCCTTTAGGTTTTTTGCCTGTTCCAACTTTAGGATCTTTTTTTTTAGATCCCCTGCTTACAGATTTGCCAATGCTACTTCTGCTTATGGCCATAATTTTAACTTCTAGGAACTTTTGTAGGTTTGCGCTTGCTGTTCATAATTGCCCCACAACCTCTAGCCTGGAGCTCCACACTGCCACCGTTTTTCATAAATCCCATTTTATTACGAACTCTGGTAGGTAGTTTACCCAGACCTTTATTGCCAGCTGGCACGGGTCTTAAATCTTTTTTACTCACTTCGCCTCCTTCTGCTTTTTTTGCGCCTTTGTAACCGCCGCCGCGTTTTTTATAAGTTTTAACCAACCAGGCATTAGCGTAAGCAGACGGATAAACGTCAAACTTACGTTTGGCCTCAGACTTTACTCTTGAATATAAGCTAGGATTAGTTACGTTACTTGGGGTTTTAGATTTAGCACTTCCGCCTTTGCCAAACTTAATACCTTGTAATGTTTTTGCTTGTTGAGCGTGTAGTTTGCTTGCTTTTTTTAGACCCTTGATAACCTTTTTTACTTTTTGTTTTGCCATTAGCACTTCCACCTTCTTCTTGCTTGCCTAATTCTGGAATTAGGATCATTTCTAGTTTTAGCAGAGCTTTTCTTTAACTGCCCAAGAGATCTTGCGCAATAAGACTTACGCCTTTTAGCAGCCTTGCTACCCTTTTTTACTTTACCTGTTACGGCCGTTTTTAGCTTAGATCCAGGATTCGCCTTTCTGTAAGCAGCAACGCCCTTTTTGGTCATTCCTGCTCCAGACTTGGTTTTTCGGTAATTACCGCCTTTGCCTACCGTTCTTCGGATAGGCTTAGATTTTTTTCTAGGCTTTGCCGCTGCCATTCATTAATAATTCTTATTCAAAACCAATATGATTGAATAAGTATCACCGCTTGAATGTGCGACAGTAGTAAAATCTATGTCTCCAGTTACACCAGATCCCGCATTGTTTGGGATCCCGGTAAAAAGGTCATAGTATTCATCACCTGTGCTATCTGCTGGCAAACCAGTTAAAAGAACATTTGTACTAGCATCAAACTCAAGATTTACTCCCATGCCACGCGTGGCCCAATAAATCCTAGCTACTGAAACAGTGGTGCAAGTTTGACCTGCGCTGTTTTTAGCTAATGCTGAAACATCTACTTTTTTGACTGCACTTTCACCGGTACCATCCGAAACATTTGTAAATTTCAAGACGGCGATTTTCTCGCCGTCTTGGATTGTTTGAGATGTTACTGCGTCTGCCATTTTATCTCTCTACGATAGCTGTAACGTAATCGATAGTCATGGTTTTCGCTGCGGCTGCACCGTTTTGTATACCAAAAGATATTGTCAGCTCTTCGTTATCTGGAAGATTTGTGTTGACCACTCCAACTGGTTCTGCATTGTTTACTGAGTAATGCACCAATGCGGTATCTGGATCTACAAAGAAAGCAACAGTAACAAAAGTATCATCTGCCATAGTGTGAATCGCAGTTGTATCTGTTGATGTGCTATCTTTTTCAACGATAAAATCTAAGTTAGTATCACCATCGTCTTTTATAAAGAAAATACCGTCTGAAACCGCTAACGGAGAAGTATCGGTAATTTGTAGGCCCATAACAAAGTCAGATTGTGTAGCATCGCTTACTTTAAATCTAGCTGAAAAATATGCTCTCTTTGAACCTGTTATTAAAAAAGACTCGCCTTTTAGGTTAAAAAAGTCATGGTCGTTATCGCCAGCTGCGTTAGTAATCAAAAACTGACCACCAGCTCCAGAGGTCATTGCCTCAGTTGCGGATCCCGTGCCATCCTCGGTTGTTGTGATTGTCCAATCACCACTGTTATAGGTCATAAAATCATTGAAATAACCATAGTGTGTTTGGTCAGAAGGTAAAGGCATAAACATCGGTTGATCTTTTTTTGCCTTGGTTGCAACGGTATTACCCGCCCATTGGATTTGGTTTTGAAAATGTGGATTAGCCATTATGAACTCCTTTGTTTGTATTAATGGAAACCGGTAAACCGGCCCTCATCAAGCTAATTAAATATATTTAGAAAATGATACTACTAAGGAATTACTTTAGCAACTTAAAGAGACTGCAATTTTTTGATAGTACCAGCAGGAGTTTCATGCAAGATGCCAATGCCGCCGGCATTTTCCCAGGCCACAATGTTTGATTTCTTGTCATCAACCAACACATGTCCAGGTCTTGCAAAAATTGCTTTGTGTTTGCCTTTGAGTGTAGACGTAAGCACAACGTGCGGATCTACATATTGTTTGGTCCAGGCGATCTTGTCAGTCACAACCAAAGGTCTGTTGATGTGGCCAGAGCAAGTTAAGATCTCCCAGGGCAAACCAGATCCTTTGACATAGGCAACTAGATCTAACATGCCTGGCATCGGCGGCAAGTTTCTAAACAAACGTTTGTTGGTAAACTCGATCTTGCGATCGTCATAAGTTTGTTCGCCGTGTAAGGGCCCGTTTAGATAGTCGGGGCCCTCAACAGCTGTAACGAAGTCGGCTAAAACTCCGTCCATATCAAGGTATATTTTTTGAATCATTAATGTCCCCACCCGTAAGCAGTTTGATAATGAGGACGACCTTCCCAAAGCCTTGCAGTTGCATAACTATTTAAGCGAATACCGTAAGTCCCGATTTTCTTTTTCTTAGGCTTGCCAACAAAAGCATCTTTAGCAGGCATAACTTTATCTTCGCTAGGATAGCCAGAATCTAAACGCTCTTTACCAATTTTTTGTATGGTGGCCATTTTGGCTGTTCTCTCAATCACTTGGTAAAAGTCAATGTTAGTTTGGTCATAACCCCAGCTTGAAACAAGAATATCACCGACCTGGTAATTTTTTTGGTTTTCCTCTGCCTGGGCCTTTTTATCTGCCGCCCATTTCTTTTTAGAAAGCGCTAAGTTTTCTTGATCTGTGAAATACTTAATTACATAATCGTCACGGGCCTCTTTGGTTTTGAAACCAAAATACTTGTCGTATTTAGATCTCTTGCCGCCGAACACCATGGCCGTGTACTGAGTACCGTTTGCATAATCGTTGATGTATGCAACCGCGTCTGTTTTTGCAGCCTTTATTTCTTTAGATCCCTTTGGGATATAAAAT